AAAGAGTTAAGATACAGGGAGAAATGGTTTGCATTTACCGTGGACCTAATGGTACAATAGGATATCATTACCCTATGTTTAAGTTTAGTGAATGCCCTAAGACGTATATGTGTAGATACACACCTAATGCTAAGAAGAAAGTATCAGTTCAAGACATACTTGACGGACTAAAAGACGGCTTTTAATAAGAAAGAAAACTATTATGCCTAACTTAGACAAACTTGGCAATCCTTTGCCTGATCCAAAATATAGGACACCTCTCGGTATTATACCCCCTGATGGAACGATGCCTACTTCTGCGGCTCTTGTAGATTTTGTAAATCCATCTACAGGTCAAAAATTTACTGCAGGTAGTGGTGGGTTTAAACCTGCTCCCGGTTCTGGTTGGATTCAAGCCCCCGAAAGTAACTTCCCAGATATAGACTTTAAAGCTTATGACCCTGCTGCACAAGAAGAGGCAGTTAAGATGGGAGAATATTTACGTAGTATTCAACCCAATAATCCTTCCACTCCAACGTTCGGTGAACAGGGTAATCCTATTCAAGGTGGGATTTCTTCCCCGCAAGCCGTCAATTTTGATTTCTTCCCAAAATCTCTTCCCCGCGATCCGTCTGACTTGTATGAAAGTAGGCCATCACCTGTCCAATCACCTGTTACGAATGTTCAAGGGCCTCAACAACAAGCTCCACAGATATCTAACATAAAGCAACTTAAGTTAGACAGGATTAACCAAGAGCTTGCTGATTTGTATGCTCAGAACCCGCCTGACGCTGCCGCTATTGAAGCAAAAACCCAAGAGCGTCAAAAAGCTAGTACTGAAGCTATGACTGAGGGACAGCAAAACCTTGTAAGCACTGCCGTTAAATCTCCTGAACAATTAGCAACAAAAACTGCTGTAGCCCAAATAGACCCTAATACTGTAGGTACAACTATCGCTCAAGGCACGGGAGACGCAGGTACTGCAGGACAAGCTACAGCTACACAGACAGGTGCGGCACAACAAGCTACAACTCCTACAGGTATAACTCCTGCATCTGTACAAGCTACAGCAACGCAAGGCGCAGTAGATACTGCACTAGGTGACGTAGATGCAGCACAAGGCACTGTATCAACTACAGTTGACGCTGCCACTAAAGACCCAACTACAGTAGCTGGCACTGACCTTGACGTAGATCAGATAGCTAATGCCACACAGATAGTTAAACCTGATGCACGTAAAGTTGAGACAGGGGAGCTACTTGATGGCTCTGCTGTTAACATGGCTGCAGTCAAGGAAGCTACTGAGTTTGAAGCTGCACAAGCTGATCCAAGTAAGCAAGCTACCGTCAAAGGTCAACTAGATGACTTGATGGATGACTTTGACGATGGTGCTACACCTGCATGGGCTGCAGGAGCCATGAGAGCCGCTACAGCAGCAATGGCTGCACGTGGGTTAGGCTCTAGTAGCATGGCAGGACAAGCCATTGTACAAGCTGCAATGGAATCAGCCTTACCTATCGCTCAACAGGACGCACAAACGGTAGCTGCATTTGAGGCTGCTAACTTAAGTAACCGTCAACAGACTGCCTTGTTTGCTGCACAGCAACGTGCTGACTTTCTTAAGTTAGACTTCAATCAGGAGTTCCAATCACGTGTAGAGAATGCAGCTAAGATTAGTGACATAGCTAATGTTAACTTTACTGCAGAACAACAGATTGCATTAGAGAATGCACGTATGGCTCAGACGGTAGACCTTACTAACTTAACTGCACGTAACGCTAAGATCATGGCTAACGCTGCAGCTATGGCTAACATGGACATGGCTAACTTGAGCAATCAACAGCAAGCCAGAGTAGAGAACGCTAAGAGCTTCCTGCAGATGGACTTGACTAATTTAAATAATGCTCAACAAGTAGAAATCTTTAAGGCTAACTCAGTACAACAGGCAATACTTAGTGACGCTGCAGCAGACAATGCAGCTAAACAGTTTAACGCTTCTAGTGAAAACCAGACTAATCAATTCATGGCTGATTTAGAGTCCCGTACTTCTCAATTTAACGCTGCCCAAAGTAATGCTTTAGAGCAGTTTAACGTAGGTGAAGTAAACGCTATTGCAAAGTTTAATGAAGAACAGAACAACGCTAGAGAAGAGTTTAACACTAAGAATGCTTTGATTATAGCACAGGCTAACGCACAGTGGCGTCAAGCTACAACCACAACTAACACAGCCGCACAGAACGAGGCTAACATGCAGGACGCTAAAGCTATGAATGCTTTTACTGCTAGTACGCTAGACCAAGTATGGCAAAGGGAGCGAGACTTGTTAAGTTATACTTGGCAAGCCAATGAAAGTGCTTTAAAAAGAATTAACGATGTTGTTATACAAAATATATTAGCTACTTCTTCTGCAAATAATACAGCAGCTACAAATGCAGCTAGTGTTCAAAGTGCTGCTGTTGCTGCAGAGGGTACTAAGTGGGGCCAGATTGGTGCAGCCGTATTAGGGATGAATTGGTAATGGGACTTTTTAATAAAGACGCAAAAGAACGCTTTGAAGAAGAAATGAAAGATAATTCTCCTGTAGCTGCAGAAGAAATACAAGCTTCTGTTGGCGAGGAAGGTAAGAGTACAAGCTTAGGACCATTAGTTGAAAGAAAAGAAAACTTTGCCTTAAGTAAAGCAGGAGAAAACTTGTACGGTGCCTCTCAAGGCGCTTTAAATCTACAGGCTAAATTAAAAGCAGAGCGTGAGGCTAAACAACAAATACAACAAAGGGCTAGTATTAATGGTGTTTTGTTTGCTGTTATGAAAGCAACCGATAAAGAAACGGAAAAGTATTCACCTTCTGCAGAGGGTACTTTAGGTACTTCTACCTATCTAACTCAAGAAGAGAAAATAAAAAGGGGTAGGCTTGGTCCTGTAGCTGATAAACTAATGACAGCTAAAGAGTCAGGCAGAGGTGGCTACGACAGTCTGTATGATCAATCACAAAAAGAAACCTTTAAGGGTATTGTTCCTACAGAAATGACTATTGGAGAAGTATTAGCCTTTCAAAAGAAAAGAGGTAAAGGCTCCTACGCATCCTTTGTAAAAGCTAACAATCCCAGTGGTAGACTTTCTACACCTGTAGGTAAATTTCAATATGTAGGGTCTACTTTACAAGATGAAGTAGATAAAAACGGCTACGATCTTAATACCAAGTTTGACGCTAACATGCAAGACACTATTTTTTATAACCACGCTAACAGAATAATAAAGAACCTTAAGACACAAGCAGGAAAACGCTCTAAGATGAGGTCTACTTGGGAAGGCTTTAAGAGTAAAAAAGCCGTATCAGATAAAGAGCTAGATGCTCTTATAGCTGAGATACAAAGTCGTAAATAGAAAAAGGCAACAGTAAAAATGAGTACAACATTAAACGGGCCAATTCCCGGTCAATCACTTACAGACACGCCGGGAAACTATCCTTGGGAGCGTCCTCCTGAGACTGCTGATCCTACAGAGGCACTTAGTATGCATCTTAAAAAGATGGCTGGCCCTAAGTATATGGAAAGCGCATTGTTTTTAATGGAGTTAGGCATACCTGCAGAGGTAGTTACTAACACTACCTTAACTATGGCTATAGGTAATGGCATTCATAGCGTTGATGTAGGACTTATTATTGCCCCTGCTATTCATAAAGAAGTTGTATCTATTGCTCAAATGGCTGGTATTGAATACGTTGAACATTTTCCAGAGGACGCAGAGAAAGAACAAGAAGCCAAAGATATGCTTCAAGCTAAAGTTATTGCTAAAATGAAAAGCAGTAAGCCTGAAAGCAAGACAGAAATCTCACAAACTATGGAAGCTATGACTAGCCCACAGACAGAAGAGTTTGAGGATATGCGAGAGCAAGATGCGCCTATGGATATGGAACAAGCAGAAGAACCACAGGAGCCACCTACACCAGAAGAAACGGGTATGGGCTTAATGAGTAGGGGGGCATAAGATATGGCTATTAATGCAAACGTATTAAGCTTTGTTGCAGGGGCAGCAGAGCAATTTACAAAAACTAAAGATGAGCTTAAAAAAGAACTACGTGAGAATAAACGTAGGCAGCGCGATTGGATGAACACTGACGGTAGCAAAGTACTTACCGAGAGTAAACAAAAAGAAGAAGCTGTAACATCCGCTTTAAAAGAGTTAGAGTCCAGAGGATTAGCTCAACCAGACGTACTGCAGCTTATGCAAAGGCATGGTGTAGATGCTGTGCTTGAATTACAAAAATATGTAAAAGATTATGAAGATACAAGTGGTACAAGAGTAGACGAAGACCTTATTAATAAGGTTTGGAAGGCGGCAGATGACTTCACTCTTACCAGTGATAATTATGGTGATGCAGTATCTAAGGTCTTTGGTACAAATAAGGTGGCATCAGCAGCCCCTGTAATACAAGAGGCAGAAGAAAGAAGCTTCTTTGATAAAATTAAAGCCAATCTCAGTGGCGATTATGAGGATGAAGAATACGCTGACTTCTTGGATGACCCAACTGAGGGCATAGGTAATCAGAGTATTAACGATCTAAGACGTATGGCTGCTGCCTCACCTTCTATGCTTGGCACTGAGGGTGCTGCTGTGTTTGACAGGTCTGTTCTTAGGGGTAGTGAGTCAACCAGTTCTGAAAGAGCACAATGGAAGGAACTTAAAGGCACTATACTCAGTAATGCTTTAGCTAGCCTTGATCCTACAGTAGCTAATCAAATACTTATAATTAGAGGTTTAGATAATGATATATCGCGCAATGATGATGACCAATGGAATATTCTAACAGCCACAAATGCACCAGAAGCATACAAAGAAGCAATAGCAGAAGCTACACGAAATGCTGCACAGGGTATTGATTTGGGTAGCAACAGGGCTGCTTGGAACTCGTATGGTGGTCAAGATGCTCTAAATGCAATACTTAATCCACCAGAGCCACTTACACCAGAAGAGAAGGCAGAACAACTTGAGCAAGACCTAATAGATAATAATCTAACAGGGGCTAGACCTGAAGACATAGGTGAAAAGACAGACGTTGAGGTAATTGAGTGGTTTGAACAAAACAACAAAGACTTTATTATATCAGATGGACAGTTAATCAAGCGTCCAGATGGGGTAGTATTTGATGCATCTAAAGTTGTAGAATTGCCCCCAACAGAACTGCCTGTAGAAGAAGGTACATATAACACAGACGATCTAACTCTAAAAGTTCAACCTACTGTAGCACCTGAAGGTATCCCTGAACGTCCAGAGCCTATTTATAGAGGCGAGGAAAAGAAGCTACTTGAGAAACCTAGAAACAAAAGAGCCATAGATGATTGGGATGATCAATATGGAGATAAGTATAACCCTGATGCTACTTACAAGATAGTTAGACCTCAAGGCCCAAGACCTGAAGATATAAATAGCCGAGAGTATTATGAGTATGAGCTTTGGGATGCTACCTACGGAGATACCCATGATCCTCGCACAGGATACCCTCTAATAGAAGGCTTAGATAAGACCCTCATTCCTAACTCAGAGGTTGCTGACTAATGAGAGTTATTGACGCAAAGTTTATAAACCCAAGCCAACAAGAGCCTGACTTCATGACCTACACAGGTGGTGAGAAGGATACGTTTGGCATTAGTGACCTCACAGAGGATCACAACTACAACGTCATTGATGCTCAGATGAAAGCTCGCTTTGGTATGTCTGAGAAGTCTCACAGTAGGCAAGAGGTTGTTGATAAGTGGATTAACTACAACAGGAAGTTTAACGTAGGTAACACCCTTAGTGTACTAGGTGAAGCCAGCTACTTAAGTAAAGCTAACGATGAGGAAAAAGTAAAAGCTCTTAATTCGTACAAACTCTTTGATAACATGAAGGGTTCCTTTAGTGGTGGCACTGTTGGTCAAAAGATAGACAGTGTGTACGACTACGGTATGGCTTTAATTGTAGACCCTGTTAACTTGGTTAGCTTTGGTGCTGGTAAGTTAGCTACAGGGGGTGCTTCAAAAGTAGCTGCTGAAGCTGCAAAAGAAGCTTTAACAATTTCAGCTAATCAAATAATAAAAAAGGCAGGACAAGAGGGTGCTAAACGATCTATGCTTAAGCCAGCCGTAAAAGCTGAGATAGGTAGAGCGCGTCAACGTGTACTTAGTAAGGCACTAAAAGGTGAGGCTGTAGAAGGCTTAGAGGAAGGTGTTGTAGAGGGTGCGCTTAAGAAGGCTGCAACTAAAGAGTTTAAGGTAGGTATAGGTACTGAGACTGTTAGTATGTTAGGTATTGATGTAGTACAGCAAAACATGGCTTATCGTAATGTAGGCTTTCAAGATGATTTCAATTATTTAAACTCTGGCTTAATTGCTGGTGGTGGTTTCTTTGGCTACGGATTAGCTAAAGCGTTTGGTATGTTCTCTGGTACAGACCTCCCCAAGTCTGTAGCGTTAGATACATATGATGCTGCTGTAACTGCAGAAGCTGCAGCTATAAAGATGGCAAAACAAGAGGGTATAGAAAAGAATAAAGAAGTATTAGAAAAACTTAGGGCAGACACTGCAGAGGCAAAACAAGCTAGAGAAAAGATTATAGCCTCTATTAATGCTAGTAAAGAAGCCTCTGAAAAGTGGGCTAAGATGTTAGCAGAAGGTAGAAAGACTGCCAAGGGATTAAGAGAAGACGGCGTTACCAGTAGCCCAGATTCAGTAGAAGGCATTAGTGCTTTTCTAAATGGTAATAAAAAAGGTGAAAACCAGTTTGACGGTATGAGAGACATATTTGAGCAAAATGGTATTAAGATGATTGGTGAGGATGATGTATGGCGAGGTGTAGTACACTTTGTTGCTGATACAGCTAAGAATGCACCTGAACCTATTAAAAAAGAAATACAGTCTTTGTATGAAAATACTATAAAAGCTTTAGATGAAGGCTTTGCTGGCGTTAATACTTTAGATGAAGCTATGCCTTTGATGGCACAGAAGTTCAGTTACGCTGGTAGTTTAATGCAGACAGCCTCAATGATGGGCCGAGATATTAATAACGTTAAAAAGGTTAAGGCTGCACTAGGTGACGGTAAAAGCGTTACACCAGAGGAACTACTTGAAGGCGTTATGGACCCTAGTACTGGTACTGCTAAGAACGCGGAAAAAGGAAAGCGTGGTTTGTTTGGACGCTCACAGGATAACCTTATTCGTGTGCTTGTAACTCATCCCGGTACTACTGCGCTTAACTTGTTAGGATGGGTACATGGCTCTGGTATTCAATCTCTTTCTGACATACTTAGGGGTGCGCTTTATGGTGGTGCATGGGCTGCAAAAGGTTTGACAGGCCAAGCAGATGCTGTTGAATATGCAACAAAAAGTAAGCTTATGTTTGACTTACAAATACAAAAGATGAAAAACTTAGCTAACCCTTTTGCTACACAAGAGGAAACACTTAACTTCTTGTCTCTTAACCCTAAGATGCGTAAAGAGCTATTCCGCTACGTATCAGGTGGCGTAGACAGTAAAGATGTTTTAAAAAGCTTAGACTTAGAGTTTGATGACCTTGAAAAAGAGGGTGCTGGTGAAAAAATAATTAACACCTTTCAAACCATGTATGGGGTTAAAGCTGTAGACATTTTAACTAAGACACAGGAGTTTATGTATAACATAGACAAACAGATACGCCTTAAGTATAACGTAAGCTACAATGAATTTATGTCAGCTAGGGATGCCCAAGGCGCACCCGTACATTGGAATAAGATGCGCTCTGATGACTTCATTAAAATACAAGCTACTGCTGTAGATGATGCATTACGTAATGTGTTTGCTAAGTCTTTTAGTGGGGGTGACTTTAAAAGAGACCGTAACATTGTAGAAATGGTAGCCAAGACTATAGAAGACGCACGTAAGTATCCTATCCTTGGTGCTATGGTTCCCTTTGGGCAGTTTTTTAATAACACTATTGCGTTTATGGCTGACTACAGCCCTATTAGCCTTATACATAGTAGGTTTGCTAAGAACAGTAGAGACCCTATGGAAATGGCAACTAAGATGGGTGTAGGCTTAACTGCTGTATACGCAGCCTCTGAGTTTGAAATGAAGAACATGGAAGAAGGCTTGGCTTGGCATGAGCAACGTGACGATGATGGTCAAGTAAGGTCACGCCTATATGACTTCCCATTTAGCTATTGGAAAGGTGTAGGACGCATTGTGGCGCACCTTAGACGGGATGGTGAAGTACCTGTTGAGCTTATTGACGATGTTACAACTACGTTTGGTACAGCTAACCTCACACGCTCTTTAGGCGAAGCAACGTCATCTGCATTTGAAACTGTTCAAGACGCTCTTTCAGGAGACTATCCTGAACTTAAAGAAGGTCTGCAGAAAGCCTTTGGTAGCATAGGTTCTATGTATATATCTGGATTTAGTAGGCCACTAGACCCTCTTAATCAAATTACAGCGTTTGCTATGGGTGACGCCTACAATGAAACAGATCGTAACATTGGTAGTAAGTTCATCAACAACTCCACACGTTACGTTGAGAGTATCTTTGATGGCTTTGACCAGCTTACAGGTATACCTACTGCTGCAGGTACTGCGCTGGGCTTTGATATGACAGAAGCACCAGCTAGGGAGAGACCTCTTGAGAGTAGACCTAGAGGCGTGGCTATTGGGCGTATCTTTGGTTATAGGGACTCACCCGCACCACAGGCCATTGATAAGATGTTTGCTGACATAGGCAGACCTAAGTGGAAGACAGACATCAAGTCGGCTGTGCCAGAGGCCAACAATACGCTTAACAGGGTTATAACTAAATACTTAGAGGCAGAAGCAGCTAAGGTTGTCTATGGTGATAAATGGAAGAACTCATCATTAGATCAAAAGATATCTGATCAAAAACTAGCGGTATCTAGGGCTAAAAAAAGAGCTTTGGCTGAGTTGTACAGATCAGGCAACCCTACAGATAAACGTCATCGTGAAATGTTTAAGTTGAGTAGGCGAGGGTCAGGTGTAAGTATGGCTGACATGGAAGAAGCTTTAGAGGAGATTGGTATAGATAAGAAAGTAGAAGACTTATCATACGATCAACTGCGATTACTAAGACGCTTTTTAAGAATGGAGAAGCGAGACTTAAAACGTTCATCCAGAGAATCACTTAGAGGTTAATACGAAAAAAGGGGCGGTCACAACGACTGCCCCTCTTACTTTGTTTCACGTGAAACATTTACTTTACGCCATGTAACTCCGAGCAGTACCTAGCCCATAAATAAACATCCCTAACGCTCTGCATAACGTGCTTACGCTCTGGGCAAGGCTCTATATGTTTAACTATAAAATTATCTAGTCCCTCACATAGCTTTGTTAAGTCTTCAACAAAGATTTGCCTATTACCTTTGCTATAGTTTAGTGCCTCTTCTTCTAAGTTCACAGTGTGCTACCTTTCGTGTGTGTCTTTATAGCAACACTGTAAAGCTTATCGTAAGTGTTGTCAAGATGTTTGTTGACCTCACTACTATCATGTAACTTATGTACCTTTATCTACATTAAACGGGAATGCAAAACATTGACTAACTGCTTTTGCATTTTCACTTGGTCTTGAATTATATAGCCTTAGCATATCTACCTCTCTCCATTGTTGACAAGACTCTTCGGTTGTAAAGGCCATGTTTGGTGAAAACACTATGAAAGTTTTCTCACTTGTTGTTGGTTCTAGCATCATCATTACTACTGTGTAAACCCATACCATTTTATTACTCCTTT